ATGATTACTCAATTGCCAACTCGGCACAACATTATACCTATCCGTATATTTCAAGCACGTGTTTCCCGTTCGTTTTCCCAAGAAGAACTGGCGAGTGCTGTTCAGGTTACGAAACAGGCGATCTCTAAATATGAAACGGGTGCTGCAAGACCTAGCGACACGGTTATCGTAAAAATCGCAGAAGTATTAGAGTATCCACTCTCATTCTTCGAAAAAAATCCCGGGATAGTATCGGCACCACAAAGTACGTGCTTTTTTAGAAGCTACAAAACGTCTTCAAAAAAAGAAAGGATGGCATTGGCAGAGCGTGGCGAAATCTTTGAGGATACAGTATTCGGAAAGTTAAAAACCTATGTCGCTTTTCCCGAGCCAAATATGCCCGACATTGAACAAGGCGGCCCTTATACGCAAGATGACTGTGAAGATATTGCCATGCGTTTGCGTGAACTATGGGGAATTGGAACTGGCCCCATTGACCGCTTCGTCGATATCGTACAAGAAAACGGAATCATTATTGCAAATATGCCTTGTTCCGAACCCAAAATAGATGCTTTTTCATTTATGAAAAATGGTGTTCCCTATATTTTTATTTCGAGCAACACTGTTTCAAGCGTCCGCTGGAGATATAGCCTAGCGCATGAAATAGGGCACTTAATCCTTCATAGCGAATACTTTAATAAAACAATATCTCAAAACGATCATGACAGATTGGAGGACGAGGCCAATTTCTTTGCGAGCGCGCTTCTTCTCCCGCAGCAATCGTTTTTCGAGGATATTACAGTTGCTTCCCTGGAGTATTTTTTGTACCTTAAAAAGAAATGGAAAGTTTCGATAGGTGCTATGATTATGAAATGCAAATCGTTCGGGCTTTTATCTGATGCACAAGTCAGCGCGCTTTATCGAAAACTAACAATTAAGAACTGGAGAAAATCCGAGCCGCTTGACGATATTTGCCAACATGAAAAGCCCTATTTACTCAAACAAGCGTTTGAACTGATTTTCAACAATAATGTTATTGCACGCGAAAATGTAGAAAAAGAATTTGGTATGTATGTTAATGAACTAGCGGAACTAACATTTACTCCAATAGAAATATTTAGGCCAACTTCTCCTAAACCTCAACCTTTAAAGCTCCTTAAATAATATGTCCGCAATCAATCCCCCGCCGACCTTCGTCGGCGGGGGATCTTCATATCGTTAGTTCACCTTATTCTTCGAGGCCACCGCATCAAACGCGCCGTTCGCCGCGAGGCTGACCACCACGGCGTTCACAACACACAGCGCCGCAGTATTCCAGGTCATGGCGCCGGTGAAGAACGTGGCTGCCAGCAGGATGATCAATGCCACCACGTAGCTGAAGATTCGCGTCGGGATGCGGTCAATGAAGCCGATCCCCTTCAGAAGCTGTGTCACGAGGGTCGTTGCCAGCGTCGCGCCGGCATAGGTTGCAAGGATTGTCCAGGTAAAAAAGTCGTTCATCGTGTTTGTTCCCCTTTCTTTATTTCGCTGCCTTTTTATTCTTATATGCTTCAAGCATATGCAGGCTTTCTGTTACACGCCCGTTCGCGCCGAGCTGTTTCACGCCGATCAGGCTTGCTTCTACCCCCTCAAGGATGATCTCCGTGCGCTCCTGCACATCCGCCTGATGGCGCTCCGCCCTTCCCTGCCTGCGCAAAATAACGGACTGGAGGATCAGCCCTGCCAGCCCGATCAATGCCACGATGATCTCCGTCATTTCAGCACCTCCAGCCGGCCGCAGTCCGTCCAGTACCCATCGCCGGATGCGTTGATCCCGCGCAGCACCACGCCATCATCGCGGCCTTTGGCCTCGATTACACGGCCCCGGCCGACATACACGCCTACATGGTACATATCGCCGTTCCGCGACCGGAACAGCAGATCGCCCGGACGCAGCTCCGCGCGCGTGACCGGCGTGCACATCGCCCACAGGTGGTCGCAGTTGCGCTTGCTGGATACAATGCCAATATCTTGCAGATAGCGGGATATCAGGCCGGAGCAATCGAATGCCGCAAGATCTGTCATGCCCGCCGTCTTCTGCTTCTCCCAGAACCTGATCGACCGCTGCGCGTTGGTTTCTGATGTGTCCATACGCCTGATCCAGCCCGCGGAGATCTCCGTCTGCCCGTTGCCGCCCCATACATAGATGTCGCCGATATGCGCATAGCAATGCCGCACCAGTCCCAGCGCCAGCTCGGACGGTTTATACGGCAGAACAGGCTCGACCGGTAGAACAGGCTCGGCAGGATCCGGCGCTGTCCGCAGCGCCGCCCATGTTTTCGCGCCAATGATCCCGTCAACCTCAAGATTCTTCGCACGCTGCAAGGCTTGAACGGCCGCGTCCGTCGCCGGGCCGAAAATGCCGTCCGCTCCGGAGCTGCCCACATCAAAGCCGTGGGCGATCAGCAGCATCTGCGCCTCGCGTACATCATCGCCGGTCATGCGCGTACTTTTCAGCCGCAGACTGCGCTGCACAGTAATAACAGGCTTGTCCTCTGGCGTATCCTCACGAATAGGCTTGTCCTCCGGCGGGATCAGCAGATAGACCTCCTCGTTGCGCATCACCGCATCCCAGGTCATCCAACAGTCGCCGTTCAGACCGAAATCATCGCCCCATGAGTTTCGCACCAGCAGCCCTTCCTGCATATTGCCGCGATATTCGTGCTTGCCATATCCGAGGATCACCATCATATGGCGACCGCCACCATCCTCGTAACGCAGCCATCCCCCCGGCTCCGTAAGCCCCCAGCACCCCACGGTCGAGCTGAACACCACGCGCATACCGCGCACGTTCAAACTCTTCACGATCGCTGCGGCGATCTCTTCACGCGTTGTCAGGCGGGCATATGTCCATCCCTTGCGCGTTTCGGCAAGCGGGAGAATGCGCGGCGCGTATCGCTTTGCCCGGTCGATCACATCGGTCACTTCCAGCTCCGCTATATCGTCTCCCGTGCGCGGAAGGCCATAATCGCCTAACATGCTATATGCCTTGCGCGCCACGAGGCCGGGTCCTTCATGCTCACGGAAGTAGCCATACCCCCAATTACCGCCTACAGGGTAGCCGTAATACTCGCTCAGTGCGGTTTCCGCAGTGCACATGACGCACTTGCTGACCTGCTGGTCTAGATGGGGCAAGTCGCACTGTTTGATTGCTTCCTCCGGCAGCTGTGCCGCCGCTGAAACCCGGATGCTGTAATCACGCGGGTCAACCTCCTGCGCGATCACGCCGTTGTTGATATATCGTCTCATGCTTGTCCCTCCTCTAAGTCAAAATGTGCTGCCACCTGGGACGGCGGCCAGAGCATAGGATCAATCGCTTGCTTGCAGACGTACACCGCATCCCCCTCGCGCACACGCATGCCCACGGTTGCCGCCATGTTATACACATACGGATACACGCCGTCCGCATCCGGGATGGGGCGCACACCGTAAATAGCCTCCATGCCAACGCTGCCGGGCTGTTGGTGCGCCATGGCCGTCACGGCCTGCCGCGTGAAGTACACAGCGCCGTTGTGCGTGAATACCCTGTTCTTGGCGTATGCCGTGCCGGGCGCCCACGCATCCAATGCCGGGGCGAACAGCCCTGCTGTTGCCACCGGCTCCTGCCCTGCGATCTGCGCCGCACCTGCGGCGGCGAGCGCTGATATGCGCGTATCCTTCTTTGCGATTCCGTCCTTTACCGCGTCAATTCGTATTTCAAGCTCAGTTCGCAGCATTGATTTGCGCCTCCAGTTCTTCAATTTTTGCAATCAGCTCATCGTATGTGGCGTGCTCCGTCAGCACAATCTGTTCCCCATCCTGATTGCGCGTCCAGTTTGCGCCAACGCGCATATCGCCAATTTGCAGATTGAACGGCTGCGCGTCCACAAGCTCCGCACCGAGCGTGGCTTCCAGTTCTGCCTTCTGCGCTTCGTCTGCCACAATCACGTTTTCAACCGCGTTTTCCTTTACTACTGCGTATTTCATCCTTAGCCCCTCCTTCACTGTTTCAACGGTATGCGCACGTAGATAACGCCCTGATAGCCGTAGCCTTGTTTTCTATAGCTGCTATCATAGTCATACGCGCCGCCGCCTCCTGCGCCGTAAAATGTGCCGTTCACGGGGTCTCTTGTTCCAGTATAATAGTCTGCATCCCCACCGTGCCCGCCGCCAAATGCGCCGCCGTTGCCTCCGTCTGCATAACCTGAATTGGACCAATAGTAGCGCTGTTGATCTCCATTTTCACCGCTGCCGCCATTTGTGCCGCCATTGCCGCCATCTCCGCATGCGTATGCGTCCTTTCCGGCATCGTCCCTTTCTTCGTCGTATGATATGGATGCGCCTCCACCGCCGCCAGCGCAATGCGGTTTTCCACTAAAATACGTTGTATCATTAAACGGATATGTGGAAACGCCGGCGCCAGTTCCGCCATTTCCACCGTAACCACCACCGCCGCCGCTGCCGCCGTTTTTACCGCTTCCGCCGTTCACGGTCAGGTTGCCGAGACTGCTTGCTCCAGCCGCAGCGCCTACTACTGCCACAACATTTTTTATGGATTGTCCGGATGCGGAATTCACATAGCCGCCGCCACCGCCCGAACTATATTGCGGATAGGTTCTTCCATTGCCACCATTAGCCCCACCGCCGCACAGCCACACATCCGCTTTAACTTCGGCCGGAATCGACAATGTGCCGGAACTTATAAGCGTCAGCAGCCGGTATTGCTTTCCGTCCCCCATCGTGACGATTTCGTCCGTCATGTTGCCCGTGTACGATATGGCAAGCGCGGCAATGTCTATGCGTGCAAGCGCGGCTATCATCAATCGCCTGCGGGCTGTCATCATGCTCATGCGCTCACCACCTCCGCGCAAATCACACAGCCATCCTTGATGGACATCTCGTAGGTTTTAGACGCCTCGAAGGTTGGCGCACCGCCCACATATTTCGTTCCGGATGGGAAATTCACCGTTATGCTGTTTCCTGTGGTAAACTTCATCCAACAATCGAAACTCCCGGATGGGAAGGTCAGCGTAAGCGATGTCACAGCGGAAGTAAAACGGTATTCGGTGTTGTCCGCGACCGCGAGGTTTACTGTGCCGCCGGAAGGGGCAGACAAGGCAGGAGCAGCGCCGATGACCTGCCGTGTTATGTCATTTCCGCTTGCATCCTTTATTTCAAAAATGCACTTGTCACCTGTGGTTGTGTGATGCAGCTTGATCCGTTCCACGTTATTGCCATCGGTGATTCTGATCCCCTTCGCCCCGGAGGTATTGCACTGAATATTGATTTTTCCAACATTCGTACCGTCACGAAGAACAATCTGCGATACTTCACCAGTATTTACATCGGTATTTGCCGCGATAAGCACCCGCGTATTGCCCGTAGCATTTTCCTTGATGCGGATTATACTTGCTGCGTTGTCTGCGGTGTCGGGTTCAAGGCTGATGGTGTACTTATCGCCCACAGTTCCGGCTGCGAATACGGTTCCGATCGCCTCCTTGATCTTACTCCACAGCGTTCGTTTGTTTTTCATTTCGGATGCGTCGTACATCAGGAATCCGTCCGTATCCTGAATGTCTGCCGCAACGGGAATGGCGCCCAAATCAGTTACCGGATCGCCGGTCTGCACTGTCGGCTTCCATGTTGTGCCGTCCAGCGTGACCTCGATCTTGTTGTCCGCGCTTAGCCGGATCCCCTTTATGTCTGATGAGCTTGGGTATCTCCCGAGCATGTTCAGCAGCGCCGCAAGCTGGGTTGCAACCGTTCCGGCCGGAATCTCTCCGAACGCACCGTTTCCAACGTTGCCCGCGCCCCCCTCCCCCACAAGCTCATCTACCACGGCGTTGAAGGCGGTTTTTATTTGATTGCTGTTTGAATCAAAGATTGCCTTCATCTCCGCTGCCGTGCGTTGGGGCTGATCCGCTTCGTTTACAACGGGGTTTGTCCACGAGCCTATTTTCTTGTCCGTGATTGCCATTGTCTTCTCCTTTCATGTAAAAAGGGGAGGTTTCCCTCCCCTTCAATACCTTATATCCATTACGGCTGCTATCTCGTGCTCTGTGAGTTTTATCTTTTTCAGATACTTCTCAAGCTCCTCTTTCTTGGGATTTCCTTTGCCTTTCAGCCATTCCTCGATCAGAACCGCTTTTGTTTCGGAAATACCAGCCGCAACATACTTTTTCCCGCGCTCGTATGCTGATTCGCCCATTTGCGATAGCTTAAACGTCATTTCGGATGAATAATCTACCGATTTTGCACCCGTGAGCATTTCATCAAGCATATGCTTCTGCTCAGGCGTCATATCCTCATCTTCCATAATGCTCAACCGCAGGCGCTTCTCCCGGCTCCCTTCGATTTCTTCTCCGTTAGCGTCCTTGGTGCGTTCAAGCTTTTCGTACATGCTCTTGTATTCGTTGTACTGCTCGTCACTGCCACCCGCATTTCTGAACGCTTCGTATTTTTCTTTGGCGCTGTCGCTCGTAAGCTGTGACGAACGGAAGGAAACTTCCGATGTATAATCGGCCGGCTGCTGGTCATTGGTGCATAGCAAATCGCGGTCTATCATTTGCTTCTGCTCGTCCGTAATGGATTTATCATTGTACAGGATTTCTCTGAACTGCTCCGGCTTTGATTTTACAGTCTTTCCCTCTGCATCCTTGATAGTTTCAAGTTTCTTGTACCGGTCAAGGAGAACAAGGAAGTGTGCGCCGTCTATGCCGTTCGCAACGGCGTTTTTATAAGCGGCGGTGTGCGGCGCCGAAAGAATTGGGAAGCCTTTTTCTACATACTCACGTGCTTCTGGGAGCGCCCACTTTCCGAATAGGGCAGCCTGTAAAACATCCCCGGCTTTCTGATCTGTCCGAAACTGTAGCTGCTCCTCTCCGTCTTTGTTTGTCTTGTAGCTTCCGCCCTGTGCGACCGTTGCGATGCCCTGCGCTGTGCGCGCAAGCTGCTTTCCGCCAAGCGGGAAGAATGCCGCCGCCGCGTTCAGTTTATCCCACCCTGTCGCGTCTTTGTCTGCGAAGAACGTCTTTATTACATCAAACGCCGCGTTCGTTCCCATGGCTCCCGTTCCATATCTCGATGGATCTCCATCTGCCCCGAACAGGGCTTTTGATGTTTCCTCATCCATTATCATCGGGGTTGCCGCGGACGCAAACGGAAGCCCGGAAAGGAGCGTTGCCTTCGCGTTGTTCAATAGTTTTTCGCCAAAGTTTTCCTCCTCGTCGTCGTCGAAAAGCGCGCCCATGAGCGCGCCTATGAAATCGAACCCCACAACATCATCTCCGAACATTGCCTGCGTGGCCATGTTTATTGCAAATGCCGCGATCTCATATGCAACAAGCCCTGCGGCGGCACGCGCCTTTTGCTCTTTCGTTGCATTTCTTCCCAGTATCGCCCCCACGTTCTCCTTTAGGGTGTTAAATGTGTTCAGGACTTCGGTCTGAAATGGGGCAATCGTATCCACCGCCGTGGACTTCACCGTCATCGGTTGTTCTCCTACGCCCCGCCCCGCAACGCTCCGGCGCGTAATATCGTCCGCGTAGTCAATCGCATTGTCATAGGCACGGGTAAAGCGTCTGTTCAGCTTATCAAGCCCGCCCGGCGTTTCCGCCGCCGCGTCATATTGCGCATATGCCGTCCACCATGTCAGCCTGTCCACTGCGTTTTGCCCAATATTCAGCATTTTTCCAAGCGGCTTCTTTGCCTCGTTGAGTAGGCTTCCCCTTATGATGTCGTTTGGAGTCAGCATATTCCTCTGCGACAGGAAATTGCTCTGTGCGATTGCATCCGCGTAGGCCGGATCGCCCTTCATCGCATTCGCCTGGTAGCGCATGCCACGTGCCCAATCCGCCGGATTCTGGATATAGTTCATTGCGTTTGCAATCGCGCTCCCCTGCACTATCATGCTTCGGATGTTTGCCAAAAGAGTGGAGCTTCTGACGACGGAGTTCAGTTTTCGTACTCCGTTCATCACATTGCGGCCCACTACTTTTTGTGCGCCTCTGTCGAACGGGAGCGTCTTTCCTGTCAACATATCGCACCAGTCCTTCATCCACTCTATGAATGCGTTTGCGTCGCGCGCACTTTTTCCAACATTCTTATCAAGTTTATCCGCCGCGGCCTGAATCGTGTTTGTGATATCGCGCACCTGTGATGTATACTCGTCGAACGCAAGCATGTAGTCGATCATGCCGATGTAATCGGCCATGGAAGCATAGGAATCCAGTTTATACACCCCTGCGCCTTGGTGTTCCATGATGCCTTGCCATCTCGTTCGCGGGCTCGTATTGTCGGACACGCCTACCATGCCGGGCGAAATGTCCTTGTTTCCCATTACGGACCCGATCAGCTTGTCTATCGTGTTCCCGATCACTCCGCCGGCATCCCCCGCCGCGACCCTTCCGGCTACCATTTCGCTCGCAGCGGATTTCGATCCTATGAGGGGTGCAAGGTCAAACGTCAGGCCGCTTGCCCTGACGTGGTGATAGTAGTCTTTCCTCCTCTCGATTTTCCTTTGGTGGAGCGGCTCTCCGTTTTTGATCTCTTCATCAAGCCGGGCAGCCTTGAACCGCGCATCCTCTGCGCGCTGTTCCGCCTTGTTAAGCTCCTGCTGTGCGTTCCTGAGTCTGCGTTCCTGATACTCTATTCCGTTTTTAAGCTTGGCGTAAGCGGCTGTGTCGGTTCGTTTTTTCTTGGAAATGGCCTCGTTATAGTCCTTTATCCTTGCCTCGATCGCCGCTATCGTTTCCCTTTGCTGTGCCGCCCTTTGCTTATTGCTCTCCACAGCTTCCTTTGCGCTCTCGAGTTCCGCCTGCGCCTGCTCCATCATTTGGGGATAGATGCGTTCAAGCATTTCATTTGCTTCATCTATGTACGCATCATACTGCGCGCGATCCTCCTGCGCAGTTTCCATGATGTCTTTCCACTTATTCGGAAACTCGGCCTGCAGGTCATCCAAGGTGTAATCCACCCACGTTCCGTCCCTGTCAAAGTAACCTCGTTCTCCGAACTTCATAACAGCGGCGGATTCTTTCGAACCCGCCTTAATGCCACGCTGTTTATATCGTTGTTGGAGTGCTTCTAGGTCTCTGCTTTGCCTGCGGCCCTGTTCGCCCAAAGCCTCATTGTGCCCAACCTCGATCAGGTTGTGCAGCACATTCCTCAGGCTTCTGTCTCCGCCGGCTACAGCGTCCAATACTCGGCTTACATCCTTTAGGTGGAGCCCCTTCCTGTTTTTCAGGGAGCTCGCAATCATGTAGATATCGTCTGCGGTGTAGTCCGTAATTCGCTTATTCGCAAGCGCTTCCATTTCCGCATCCGTATAGATGCGTTCCGGGCGCACTTCCATCGTAATTACATCGCGCCTCAGCCTGCGCAGATGCTCCGTCGTTTCCGCGCGTCGATCTGCTAAACTGCCATCACCACCGCGTAAGGCGTCGTTTATCGATCGTTCGCTTCCTTCGGCTCCCCGAGAATTCCGTTGTCTCCAGGATAGTTCTCCCTGAAGTGGTCTACCTTTTCCATAATCAGCGCTTTGGGTATCCCGTTCGGATAGGCCTCGCACACCGGCCGGTCCTTCTCGTTCAGCCCTATCCATTTCTTGCACTTCCCGCACTGTGGTATAATCACCTTGATTGGCGCTGTCCACTGATTCTTCTCGTCCGGAGAGAATACCTTCGTCATTGAAATCAGCCTCCTTGATCTTGATTATGGTCGTGCCGTCTTGTGCCGTTTCAACAGCTTTGGTGACATAATATACATCCCTGCCATATAAGACTTCCTGTTCAGTTTCAAGCCCAAAGCCCCTGGAAACATCCTTGCCGGTCTTTCCCTCGATTTCTATTCGTACTTTTAGATTTCCGTCAATATCGAAAGCGTCCGGAGCTTTTGAAGCAGATGTATATGAGCCGTAAAGCATGAGAGCGTTCGGCACATGCCGCGCAATAAAGGCATCATACGCATCTTTGCCTTGCCGGTCGAAGCAGAGCACACGGTACGTTGTCCCTTCGTAGTTTGGCATTTTTCCAAGCGCCGAATCCAGGTTCTTCACAAGCGTTTTGTCGGCATCGTCCAGCTCCATGCCCGAATACAGCTTCTCGTTTATGGCGTAAGACGTCATTCCGCTTTTGTACGAACGGATCGCTCCTTCTTCTTCCAAGCTGATTGTATCAAATTGGCCTCCCGCACGCAAGGCGGTATCCTGCCCTTGCTCCGCGCTTAACGGCTCCGCCGTTTTCTCCGCCGCGTCGCCCGGCGTTTGCGGCACATTCGGAGCGATGCCCGCATCGCTTTCCCGCGTTGTGTTGACTTTTCTTATTTCGTCGAGTAAACTGATTAAAGAAGGTACCTTTGCGTCGCTAGGAGCTTTGCTCCCGGTCTTGATCGGCGCATTGGTATCTTTGTTTTCCAACGCAGTCACTTCATGCAGATAAAAGCTCGTCCCCCTGTTTTCGCGTATCAATATTGCGCCTTCATAGAACGTTTCCCCTTTAATCACAACAGGTGCCGCAATCACCACGGTATCATATCCGCGTCCCTTCCAGTCCGCTTGAAAATCGATTATTTTTCCGTTCCGTATTACATCTGGCACCGCTTTAAATGCGATTGCCTTGTTTCTCCCCATTCCGTGCGCTAACGATGATTTTGCGCCTCTTCGGTCGAGTGTTACCTGACCAATCGAAGGATTCACCGCACGGTTCCCGATCGATTTAAAAAACTCTGTTACTTGATCCACGATCCCTGTACTTCCTTTGGGGAACTCGCTTCCATCCATTTCCGCGACCGGTTCCATCCCGGCTACTTCCGCCTTATTCCTAGCGATTGCCTCCGGGGTTACTTCCGATGCAATATTCGTCCGCGTCCCCACCATGGGGATCCCGGTTGTTTTGTCGATATAGGCGTATTCTTCCGTTTCCACGTTATGCTGTGCGGCTTGCTGTGCGGCGTTTTTGTCCGCTCTGCGTTGCATGGCGTTAGTGATATCTGATGTTGCGGCATTGGCAAAGCTGGATATATTACCCGGTGCTTCCATCAATCCAGAAGTCAACGCGCCAAGCATGAAGGAATACACCGCTTCCGGATCTGCGAGGTCGATTTGGTTGCTCTCATCGAACAGGAGATTCCTGTAAATCGGGTCAAGTATCTCTTGCAGGTATTCCTCTGTTCCTTCACCAAACATCTTTATTGCGCCGCTTGCCGCGTTGCCCACAAGTACGCGCAATTTGTTGCTTGCAGAAATTCGGAGCAGAGCGTTATCAATGTTCTGAATCGCCTTTTCTGCCAAACCGCCAGTGAACCTTCCGCCGAGCTTGCTGATGCCACCAAGAAGGTACTGTAACGCCCCCTCGGATGCGCCAATCAACAAACCATATTTTGTGGCCTGTTCGTTGCTGTATCCTTCGCGCAGTGCCTGCATCCTCGCATTGCCGCCTGCACTTAGTCCCATGGAAGCGGAAGCAACACCGCCCGCTACTGCGGAAGTAGCACCCAAACCGCCTGTGAGCGTTGCTAGAAGGATAGACGGAGCCATGTTGCCCGCCGTATTCGCCATATCAAATGCGACTTGCCCAACGCTGGAGCCGCCCATAAATTCAGGCAGTTTGAAACCGGAATCGGCAAGGTTTTCCCTTACAAGCTGTGAGCCGTATTCAGTTGCGGATGTTGGCGTAGCTTCACCACGGAACATATCAGCAACGCCAGTACCGAAGCGCTCAACTCCGGATTGGAGGCCATATGACATCCCTTTCAGCACATTGTCGCCTACGTTCGCCGCATCGTCCTGCGCCAGTTTATAGTTCAATCCCTCCGCAATCGTGTCAATGTATTCATCCGCTGCCTTCCTGCCCTGCGTAGCGTACAAATAGTTGTACATGGCTATTTCGTCATCTGTCATTTTTGAAACGGCCGCATGTTCCGACAGGTTGCGCTCCACCCCCATAACCTTAGCATTGTCAAATTCAAGCCCTGCCCAATTATGGTCGCGGTATCCATCAATGTTGTTAATGAAGTCGTACCGATCATCGCCCGCCGCCCATGTGGATGGGTCTGTAAGGCTGAACTGCACACGCTTTGATTTCCCGGCCTGCGACTTCTCCGCAAAGTCAGCGTTCTGCCGCAGCGCTTCATATCTGGCGTATTTCTGCACCTTTTCCGCATCGCGGATATTGCGCTCAAGCTGTTCAGCTCTCATTTCAAGAGCTTCATATTCCTCTTTCGTACGCTTATTGCTCTGCGCAAGTTCGGAATCATCGCCTTGTACGCGCCGAACAATCGAATCGCTTCTCGCAGCACCTGAATAGTATTTATTTCTATCTTTCAGCTCTGCATTGAGCGCATTAAGTTCCGCTTTCATCTTTGCAGTATCCGCATTGTTCAGATAGTCATACCGCAACACTCTGTCGGAGAACGCATTGAAATCGTTCCCCTGTCCGCTACGGTTTAGCGCATCCTGCGCAAGCGTGGCAGGAATATATGTGTTATACATCCGTTGTGCGTATTCCTGTTGACGCTGGTTGTCAAGGATACGTTGCCCGAACTGCGCCGGGATATATACGTCAGACGGTACATCGCTTTCTGGGGCAACAGGTTGTGCGGACCGCTGCGCTCTCCATTGGTTATACGCATCCAACGCCCGCGCGTTAAATGTCTGTTGGTTCAGCCTTACAACCCTTGAACGTTCTTCATTGTATGCTCTATCCCACTTCTCCTGCTCAAGATAGTCGTTAAAGGACATATACCCCTTGGAACTGTCTTTCGCCCGCCAATTAGGCTTTTTCGCGTATTCCCCGTCCGGCTGTTTCTTCGTCTGTTCCTGTTCAAGATAATCATCAAAGGATATGTACGCCATATATCCCCCTTATTTTTTCGTCTGATTTTTTGCCATCGAATACGGCTTTGTAAACCCTGTAGATAGAATCTTGGAATAACTGTTCAGTATGTCTTTCTGATACTGCGGGAGGTTCATTCCTGCAATTTCAGAGGACATATCTTTCCTTGTCGCGCCCTGTTTGGAAATCTTTTCAAGGTAATTCTTCGCGGATGCATATGTCGGCATTGCCGTTGTGGTTTTTTTAGATGAACTTCTGGAACCACCGGACACGCCGGACGAACTGCCGCCCATTCCGCCGTACATATCGGCATACATCTTTGCAAGCGCCATCTGGTTTTCGAACGCCTGTTGGGCTGCCGCCTGTTCCGCCTGCGCCTTGGCGATCATCATATCGGCCATCCACTTTGCGTATTCCACATCACGCGTATAGCCCGCCTGAAGAAGCTCAAGCGCAAGCGCGTCCCGTTCGCTTTGCTCCTGCCGCGTGGCCGCGTTGATGTCGTTGCGCATGCCGATGTCCTGATTCACGCGCGAAGTCTCGGAAGCGCCGGATACGGGCGAATCGTACAGGTTGCCCGCAAGCCCCTTTGCCGCAAGGACTTCGTTGTTTCCGATCGCGTTCAGGCGCGCGTTTGTGTATGCCTGCGAACGGATTGCGTTGTACTGCTCCCCCAGCTTTGCGGCCTGCGCATCGATGTCCGCCTTTTGGGCGTTGTATGCAGCGTCAAGCGCGGCCTTGTATTGCGCTGCCGCGCTGTCGTACGCCGCGCCGATATCATATGAAGGCAAAGAGGGCAAGCCGTAACCGCCGCTGTGGCCGTTATATACGCCCGCGTTCCCATCCCAAGCGCCGTAACCATCACCCGCAAGAGGCGTTCCCCAAATAGAGCCTTGACCTCCGACAAATGAATTATATGCTGCTTGTGTGTTCTTGCCCCATATCCCATCGGCGCCCGTGCTGCCGATGTTGTATCCCGCCTTCGTAAGCTGCTGTTGGATCTGTTTAACCTGCTCCGCATTCGTTACCCCTGTCGGGGGTGTGTAACCGGAAATGTAATAGTTCGCCATTTGATTTTCTCCCTTTCTTTTTCATGCTTTTTCTGATTTTCTGTTGGCGTTCATCACAAATCGTAATACAATGTATTGCATAAACAGGAGGTGAACCGCCGTGGAAAAGCTCCCTTCCAATCCGACCGATCCCAAAGTCGTACCAAAACAATCCGAAGATGAGCGCGACTTGTCCGATTACAACAATGCGATGGAGGAATACCGCAAGAACCCCATATCCTTTTCCCACGCCGAAGTTGTCCGCATGCTGAACGCCTGTGAGTGAACAAGAGCGCGCCCGCGCTCTTGTTCACTTCACATAATTTCCAACCGTGTACTGCACCTCTGCGCCGTATACGCCGAAGCCCTCGTTTACTGCATCGTTCTCAAAGATCAGCTGCAGAAGAATGAATTTCTTGACTTTGGTGTTGAATGGCTTTACCTGCGGCGTGTCCAGCGTGTTGAAGGTGAAGCGGCTGAAGTCGATGTCCGAAAAATCGAAGATGTCCATGAGCGCCGTGCGGATCAGGCGCTCATGCTGCTTGTCCGTGGCCACATAAACCTTTACGCTCGACCGGCTGTAAGGCTTTATCATTACGCCGGAACCCTTTTTGACCAGCGTCTTTCTGCGCGTGAAGATCCCGAATGTGTCCGCCTTTGTGGACCATCGCGCCACAATCGGTTCATCATCATCCGAAAACCGCGCCATGCCGGATACATCCGTGTTGAATTTGCAGATGCGCCCATCCGCTGTTCCAAAGTACAGCGCGCCGGAGTGTTCCAGGAATACGCGCGCCGGAATATTCGTCCAGTAATACCACTCGTATGAATACTGCTCCGTTTGGGATGCGCCCGTCCGCTGCCGTGAATCCGCAACATAGCAATGCCCGTTGACGCACAGGATGTAGTATCCGTTCCAGACTACCGATACGGCGGTTTCAAGGTTTGGTTCCTGCGTGAGCTTCGCATTTACATAGAACGACCGGTCCTGCAATGCCCGCTCCTGCCCGAGCGATGTGCTCGTAATCGCAAATACACCTTCGCGCGCAAGGAAGATCGGATCGTCCCGCAGGTTTGCAAACGCATGTTTCGATACGGCTCCAACGCCCTTCGCGCCCTGCTTGATCGGGAACAGCACCGTGCCTCCGTCCGTTATCTCGGCCGTACGCAGGAACAACTCTGCGTCCTGCTCGTTGCTGTTTTTGATTACCGTCAGCGCATCGTATTGCTTGATGTACCCCATGATTGCTGAGGTGTCCGCGCCGACCTTCGTGTATCCCGTATCCGGGAAGTAGGTTGGATCGTCCAGCCCCGATTGCCAGTCCCAGTTCTGATAGTCCGGGTTTCCCGAAAAGAACAGGCGGTTATCGTTGTTGTAGCCGTAGAATTCCGCGATGGTGCACTTTTCGATCCTGTCCTGATACCCCGGAACCGTTTTGGTAAACGCAATCACAACGTTGTCGATCCCGCCGCCGGCCGCGCTTTCTGCGGGAGCGGTTGTGAATGTCACGGTTCCCGCGGCAAGGTCAACCGTGTAATCGGTAGTTGCGGTTTTCTCCACGCCGTCCACCGTCACGGATTCCACGGAATCGATGTTCTTTGAATCGAGGTGGAACACCGTACTCGTTCCGTCGCCGACCATGGAATTGATCCGCTTTCCCGTCAGGAGGTTCATCGCCTCAAACGGCGTGCCTCCTCCCGCCGCAGGCGCGCCGATTACCGTCGTCGGGGTGAAAGCATATTCCGATACAGGGGTAACGCCAACCGTGTCCCCTGTTTCCGTCGCCACAAGATAGCTTTGTCCGTCCAGAATGTACAGCTTCCCATCATGGGAGAATGCCGTGCTTCGCGCGTTGTTCATTCCGTCGTAAAGCTCCGCCGCGCCGGTATCCGTCCATGAATACAGCTTTGTGCCGCCATGCACGATGAAATACTCCGCCCCGCTCGCAAGCACGGCATGGAACAGGCCATTGACCGGCGCGTCTATCGTGAACAGGGTGCGCCAGCCCAGCCGCTTTTCAGGGAAGCCCGCAAGGTCTGAAATCAAGTTCTGGCACAAAGGCGACCTGGAATCGCTCACCTGCGTCGGGTCGGTCGAAAAGTCCACGCCGCGGAATTTGCTGTATGCCTTGTGGTATCGCTTGATGTCCTCGATGTTTTTCGGCGTGGTAAGCGTCGGCATGTCAATATCCTCCGTATACGTCTACGATCGGTTCAAAGCTCAGCTTCCGCGCGTCGTTCAGCGCGGAAACATATTTTGCGCGGTAGTTTTCTGCCTGAAAGTTGTCCATTGCTTCCTGAAAGAACTGCGCCGCCACGCCGTAAGGGAGCGCAACGCGCGTGATCGCGTCCGCGTATGTTATTGTTTCATCCAGCGTGTCGATCTTCTGCGCCGCCGCGAGAAGCGCGCGGCCCTCATGCCGCCGGATGGAATTTTCGGTTTCAAGGCACTCCTGCAGCAGCAGGTTCAAAAATGGGACGGAATACTTCTTGCTTTCCGCGTCCTCGCCGTCCGCTTCGTACAGGAACGCGCTTGCGGTTTCATAAATCTCTTGCCCTGTCATATATCCTCCAAAAGTCGGGGAGGCCGAAGCCTCCCCGTTGTGTCGTTTACGCGCAAACGTGCGTCAGCACGTCGGACGTGTACTTGTTGCCCGTCGGATAGATTGCAACGGCCTTGAGGACCGTGCCCGCCGCCGGGTTTGCGATTGCTTCGGAATACTCCACGCGGCTTGCGCTGAAGCGCGGGTCGCTGCCATCCAGCGTGTAGTAGATCTTCGCGGGACTCGTCGTGGTGGCAAGCGCCGTGGTTGCGCCCTTTGTCGCCGTCGGCGTTGCGCACTTGTTGCCGCTCGTTACGCACACGATCACGTCGTCGCACGCGCCGCCGACCACGAATGCATCGAAGTTGAAGCGGCCAAGCAGCACCGCTCCGTTCACCGCTTCCGAATCCGTGATGATGCGCGCATCGCGGATCTTGAACGGGAAGCCGACCGCGCGGCTCTGGAACGCCACGTGCTCCACGTTTGTCGGGAACCAGTCCGCAGGCATGGCGATGATGTTCAGCGTGCCGACCTTGCCGACTACACCCTTCAGGATGAACTTCTCGCGCACGCCATCTACATACTGGAATTCATCGCTCAGGCGGATGAACTTCATGTGCTCGTTCTTCACGGCGACATAGCGGCCCTCAAGCGGGGTAAAGCTGTCCGCGAACTGCTTTTCGATGTCGAGAAGCGTCCCGATGATGTTGCTCTTGGATACCGCCGCGGAATACTCCACGCACTTGCCGGCTCCCCACGCCCACTGGAACAGGGCGCGCTTGTCGCCCGCGGGCACGACCTGCTCGCGCATCTGCATCTTCATGACGCGGCCGGATTCCTTCACCATCATCTGCTCGTTGTTGTTGCCCTTGTCGATCGCAATGCGGAAGGACTTGTCCTGCGTCAGGCTGATCTCCTGATAGGAATCCTGAAGCTCTGCGAGCGCGCCGTACCGGTTGGAGGTATTGGCGCGGTCGTAGTCGTTGAGCGGCTGCGACAGCAGGGTGTAAATGCGGATGCTCTTTACGCCGATGAAATCATACGGCGCCTTCGCTTTGCCCGCGAGGAACGATTCGTGCGTGTGCTTCTGTGCGATCTTATCGCTGTATTTGGTTGCGAGGTTGATGCTCATAAATTTCCTTTCTCATCCGTCAAACGCAGAAATAAAAGCGTCTTCAACCTTTGTTGCGGCCGTAGACGCTGCCGATCCGACGGATGCTTTTCTGCTTTTTTCGTTTTGTTCTTTGGTTGTGAGCTTTGTTTCCAGCTCCTTGATGCGTTGTTCGTACTCGGTTTGCCGATGCCGGAGCATTGCTTCCACGGGCGTAAGGCCCCGCTCAATCCCCTCGGCTACACCGCGCGGCAGTTCCCTCCCGTCCTTGTATTCCGGGAATTCGCGGAGGAAGTCCATCCACGGCTTCTGCCGTGCCTCCTCCTCGCTCCTGCGCCGTGCTGCTGCGCTTTCTTCCGCTGCCTTGTGCTTTTCGTTGACGCGCATCTCCGCCATCTCCTGCACGGCATCATCCGGCATGTCCGGGTATTTCGTCCGGATGTTCTGCGCTTCTTTTTGCAGCATTACGGCTTTCTGCTGGTTTTCCACAAAGCCGACGTACTGCTCAACGTCCATTCCGTTCGCTTCCGCAAGGCGGCGCATGAGCTCGCTTGCGCGCGCGTCCACGCGCAGGCCGTTGCGCTCATTGAGCACCTTGTCGTAGTTCATGCCCTTCTGGGCAAGCTCTGCCGCCTGTTCAAGCGTGATCTCCTGCTCCTGTCCGTTGTACTTGATGCGCAGGGTTTGGGGCTTTTCGTCCGGTTTCTCCGCCGCGTCGGGGGCGCTGGTTTGCTCCTCCTGCGCTTCGGCCTCTTCTTCGGGTTCCGCGTCCGAAAACAGGTCGTCGTCCTCTTCCGAAATGTCTCCGAAAAGGTCGTCGTCCTCCATGATTTCTTCCGCTTCGTTGGCTTGGGAAGGATTGGTATATTCCTCCATGTGTTTCTCCTTTCCGCGCTATGGTTGGCGCGGGTATTAAAAAAACGGCCCTGCGGCCGTCTTTCCCGGTGTTATAGCGTTGGTTGCTGCATGGCCTGCATCTGCTGCATGGCCTGCATCTGTTCTTTCTCCTTGCGGATGCGTTCAAGAATCTTGCTCTTCCCGCTCAGGTATTTGGATGGGATCTGCTCCACGAAAAGTTCCGCGTCCTGAATGATCCCTTTCGCCATGAGGTTGTCCAGCGTCTGCATCTGCGTGATCTCGCTCCAATACGCGGAAGAACCGACGTCAACCTTCAGGCGCATGTTCACGTCCCCGAGTTGTCCGAAGTCCACGTTCAGTTCGTACACCTTCGGCAATTCGCCCGTCATTGGGTTGGGCGGTACATACTTTTCAATCAGGTCTCTGTCCGTTATGACCACCGTGCGCGTTCCGTAGTTGGCGCGCATGATGTCCACGACAATGCGCACATATTCTTCGCCCCACGCATGGAATGCGCGCTTCTGGAGGTCGAGCGGCGCGCTTGACGCCTGCTGCACGGCGATGATCGCCGAGGTGTTATCCGGCCTTACGTTGCCCAATGCAGCGTCCGATGCGCCCATGAAGTCGCGCGTCATGGTTACGGTGGATTCAATCACCTGCATCACCTGCGGCGATACGTCCGCGCCGCGCACCGCGGTTGCAATCGCATCCGTTACGCCGCCGCTTTCCACCGCAATCGCTTCGCCTACCCGGTTTGACCAGTTCGTAATCCTGCTTCTGTCGTACACAAGCTTCGGGAATGCGTTCATCTCCACGCTGCGGATCATCATGGCGTACAGGCGGTTGATCGCGATCTGGTTCGGGACAAGCCCCGTAATGCTCGCCTGCCCATGGTAGGAAGAACGCACGGTTTCCCACGGCATCCATGCAACCGGGTACAGGGTAAGCCCGGTATCCCACTTCTTTCGCACCGTTGCCGTTTCCGTCGTCTTTACGGCCCATATCGTCCCACCCTCGCGCCAAAATTTTATGAGAACCGTCACGAGATCGTTGTCGTCCCCGGCTTCGCCCTGGTTGGGATCGCTGTCCGGCGTGATGGATTCCCATTCCGCACTGCCGTTTCGCTTCGCTTCCTCCTTCGCTTCCCGCACCGTCTTGCGCTGGGCGATGATTATATATGGCTGCTTCTGCGCGTTGCACAGATAAGGGTTGCCGAAGTATACGTTGATGTTTTCAATCAGCTCGGCGCAGACGTCGCCTCTTGCATCCTGCCCCGTTTCCACATCCGGGTCGAAATACAGGTACATGCATGCGTCCCCATCTACGGATGCGTTGCGGATTGCGTCGCGGTGCAGGTCCTTGATCTTCGCCTGGTCCAGCACGCGCTCCACCTCGCCCGCGAAAATCGCGGCCATGAGCTCCGAATCCCGATTCGGCCTGAACGGCGTGAAGGATACGCCCACGTCGTCAGAGGTAATCATGGCCGTTTGGTAGGATACGACGCGCTTCATTACGTTCATGACCGGCTTCGGCAGGTCAGGAGCGTTCACCCCCTCCCACTGCCTGCCCAGGTAGAAGTCACGGTTTACGCGCACCGTCTCGTACAGGTCGATTGAATTGTTATACTCTACTCCACGTTGGTATTCCGCCCAAACGCCGCGCGGGTCGGACTTAATCATTCTGCTTCCTCCCGTTGAATTTCATCATGTTGTCCCATTGGATCCGCTCCCGCTGCGCCTGTGTCTCCTCCTGCACGTCCTCCGCCGTGTTTTCCGCCTCCTTCGGCTCCTGTTTCGGCGCCCTGCGCCCTGAAATCAGCGTAAAAAAAGCGCCCAGAGCGGCGCCGCATGTGAAGCATATGATATATTCCATGTTTATCCTCCATAGTCCAAGAAATCGCCAATTTGGCGTTCATAGTCGCCCTCACGCGGAACAATCGGCCGGTGTCGCGGCCTGCCATCGAAAAGATAGCGTAGAGAATCCGGCGCGTGGGTTATGTCGTGCGGTTCCGTCGCCGCGTCGTTCGGGTCGTGGTCGTCATGCTGCAAAAGCGGCAGGTCATGAATCAGCCTGCCGCACGTTGAGAAGATATGCAGTTTCGGTTGTTCCCCGCCCATGCCGTCCGGCGCCGGGCGCATCCATTCTTTCAGGGCCATCCAGCCATCAACACGCGTATTCCGCACCTGCGTCAGAACAAGCCCCTCCGCCGCGAACATTTCAGCCTGCGCCTTGCCGGTTGCCCGATTGCGCCCCCACATGTCCGCCGGCGCATAGGTGCATACGATTCGCTCCCCCTGGCTTGCGTTCAGGACCATGCGCGCCGCGTCGCTGATGATAACGTTCGGCTTGCACAGCTCTCTGTATATATATGCATTTCCGAGCTCATCAAATGCGCCCCACAGCACGGCCAGCATGTCAAGGCCGTAGTCCATCGACCGGAAGCGCGTCCAGTGCTCCGGAATCGGGAACGGCTCGCACACGTGAAGGTCACGCCGGAATTCCGTGAAGTATTGCCCCACGAACACGTCCCAATCGCCTTCGAGGTATGCGCGGCGCAGGTCGTCCGGCAGGTTTTCCAGCGTTTCCAGATATTCCGGGTTGTTTTCCATCAGGGGTTTGTTGTCGTACACGCGCGCACGGATGAATACATAATCCTCCGCCTTCTCCTTTCCCCGGTATTGCCGGTCAATGAACAGGCGCTTTACCCATGCATGGCCAACGCCGCCCGGATTGCACGTGTAATACATGCGCGGGGTGAAATCCGGCCGTGCATTGCGGTTGCAGGTGGTAAGAAACTGCATTTGTTCTTCGCTGAAATGCGTGGCCTCTTCCATGCCGATCACATCGTATTCCTGCCCTTGATAGCGGTATACGTCGGCTTCGTTTGCGCAGTACCCCGCCACGATGCGCGACCCGTTCGGAAACGTGAAGGTCTTGTCCGTTGTGTTGAACCGCGCGACGCCGTACAGGTCCCTGCGCAGCGGTACGATGTGATTTTCGCGCAGCTCCGGCAGCGTCCGCCGAAGCAGAAGGATGTTCAGGTTTGGATATTTCGCGGCAAGAAGCGGGAACTTCTTGCGCATAGCCCAGCTCTTCCCGCCGCCGCGCGCCCCGCCATAACAGGTGTGCCTTGCGCGGGAAAGGAAGAATTCCCGCTGCGGCTCGCTGATTTTTGTGAGATCAAACGTTGCCTTCATCCCGCGAGCTCCCCAGCGTTTGCTTCGCCCGGCGGAGCGATCACCTCGATCTTCATCTCGCCGTCCTCCTTTGGTTCGTCCGGCTGCTTGTCCCGGTAGTCCTCCGGCAGGCGGTTCGTCAGCATGAACTTTGTGATCCTGCCATCCGGCTCAAAATACTTGTCGTATTCCACCACTTCCGCGCGCTCGCGCACAAGCTTTTTCCCGCTTTCTTTGTCTATGTACTCCTCGCGCAGCTTCACGACTTCCGACACCCGCTTTGTATAGCCGCGCGCCTGGTCGAATGCGGATTTCAGGATTTCGCCGTTGCTCACGCGCGCACCCGCGCAGATGGCCTGCGCAAACTGCGGATATTTTCCCTTCCACGTGTATACCGTCCGTTCTGATATGCCCAGCATGTCCGCTATTTCGCTGTTCAACAGCCCCTGCCGCGCCCAGCCTTCCACAGCGTCCAGCTTGCTTTCCATCTGCAATTCATCCCACAGCGGCTTCTTGCCGCGCTTCCTGCCGCTTTGCACGGCTTTTTTCTTCTTCTCCATGCCGCGCCTCCAAACGTAAAAAGCGGCATGCCGTTTGGCTGCCGCTCGTGATTCTCTCCAAATGGACGAAGGGACAGCGCTGACCGGGCGCCGCCCCTTCTCAGGATGGAAGTAAATGCACATGTCCTCCGGGCTCCTCGTCACCCTTCGGAACTATACACAGTATAACAGGTTTTATAGTCGCACTACTGTCACGTTTTATGAAATTCTTAGTCCCCGGTGTTCTGCAAACATGTCACGCGCCAGCGCAAGCCACCTGTATACCGTCTTTTCACTTGCCGGAATGCCGATGCTCGCCGCCGCGACGCGCGCCTGAATCTCACCGCGCTCCAACGGATGATCCGGCGTAAGCATATAGACGGCCTTTACCGCGGTGACCGCATGCCGCCCGCGCATCTTCTCCAGCGTTTGAAGCGCCCACTCCGCCGCTTCGAGGTCGGCAATGGATGCATGCGCATCATACAGCGCTTGCTCCGCACGGGCTACCGCCGCCTCCGTGGGTGCGGATATGCCATCAAAGCGGCCCGCCTCCCTGCGCCTCTGCCGCTCCAACGCATCGTTCCATATCCTGTCACGGTACGCCGCTGCGCTGCCCTCACGGGCAAGAAAGCGGAACGCCTCCGTTGCATAGTCCCTGTAATGTGATTTTCTCATGCTCCCCCCCTAGTCATTGCGCCGCATCTCGGCGCAGAGGTATACGCCCGCCACGTAGTCACTGTATTTCGGCGGGTTGATTTCTGTTGCCCGATAGTTCGGATACAGTTTTGCGAGCGCCGCCGCGAAGCTTTCCGCGTCCGCCGCCATCTCACGCGCCTTTTTGCGCGTAATCTTGTGGTCGTATATTTTTACCTCGGGCTTTTTCAGTCCGCGGGATGCGCCCCAGCGTTTCTTGCCCTTTGGATCCTTCGCAAGATAGGTTGCCAGCCCCTTAATGCTGCCATCAATCGCCCGGATGCGGTCGGCGTTGCAGTATCCCTTTTGCCACAAGGCTTCGACTTCATCCCTGCCAATGCCTGATTGAAGAACCAGGTGGAGATGCACCCGCTTCCCCTTCGCCGCGCCCTCGATCACATACATGTACTTTCCCTTTCCGAGTCCCTTCCTCCGCCGCGCCGCCTGGTATCTGCGGATCATGTTCTGCACGTCCCGCAGCGCCCGCGCTTCGTCCGGCATTTCCTGATAGGTGCACACTACATGCAGGTCGCCCGTCCCGAAGTTGTTCATAAGCAGGCGAGTAAACATGTTCCGGCTGTCTTTTGCGTTTTGGTTTTTGCTCGCCCGCCTTGACTCTTTCAGCTTCTTCGCTTTGCATCTCGGCTTGCGCTGCCAGTATGGATATATCTCGATGTCTACACGGTCTCCGTAGTACACCTCTTTTACCCGGTATCCTGCTACGCGTTTTTCGTGCCGCGCTTCCGGCTGATCGTAGCAATCGGTTTCCGTGATTACATACATCGCTCTTCCTCCATCCCG